TGTACTCGTGCCCAGTTCATCCGTGCTTAGTTCCCGAAGGTCAAGAGGCAGCGTAGGCTGCTCGTTGACCCAGCGAGCCATCTCGCCTCCAGCTACATCAATAGCAGTAAAGTCCTTCTCACTGTTATCGCTTTCGCGCCTAACTCGCACAACATTCTCATTATAAGAACCCAAAGCCCTCAACGAATAGGCTGCTGCGGCTCCACCGAACTTATTGAAAAATGTTTCAGCACGTCCATCCCCAAGGTCTTCAGTAAAGTCCCTAGTAAGTGGAGCAGTTAATGGTTCGTCCTGTCCAGTAAACAGGTTGCGAGTTAGGCGTTGTACTAACACGTTAGATTGTCAGAGGTTTAACAATAATTTTGATACTTGTACTAGCCCCAGCATTAAAGGTATTCACCCTTAACTGTGCTTGAGGGGTGATGAATTGACCACCGCCTGCTGTAGTAAGAGTAGTATCAATACCCATATCTACCCAGTCATCTCCAACCTTGTGTTGAAGTTTAACGGTAGCTCCATCAAAAGTACCAGAAGCAAGGAACGCACCAAGGCGACCATTCCAATCTGGTACTAAAGTATCACCATTACTGGTGACGGTTGCATCTAGATTATACATAATATTATTTTAGTATGTTAAACTTTTGCTCCTGTGCCTCCTCCTCCGATATTTACGGAAGGACGACGGACTGTTAGGGAGGTTACACCGCGTATGCGTTTTTGACTGGTAGCTTTTTTTCTAGCAGGTTTAACTTCTTCAGCCACTTGGGTAGGAGGGGGAGGGGCTGGAGGAGGGGGTGCAGGTGGTGGTGTTTTGATTTTAGGCGCTCCCATAATTATTTAATAGGTTTGGTTAATATGTTTTCGTTTTGAATATTATACTGAGACTTTAAAAAAGAAATAACAGACCGCTGTCCGTAGTGGAAGTTAAGCTTGTTTATCTCGTCGGTACAGCCGAAATCCTGCATAGGAAAACGTTCGTCCAAACTCTTAATTAAAGCTTTTGTAATCCGTGGAAACTGAGTTTCATTCATATACGTGTCTCCTATATTATAGGTCGTTAAGTTCTTTAGGAAGTTTTCCTTCCTCGATCCACGCTTTGGTCTGCACCAAACACATAGCATTCCAGATAACAGCACCTCCGTGATCCTCGGTCTCGTCACCCTCCATAAACTGCCACAGGTGGCGGTACAGTGAGTCGACATATCGAGAAAGAGGGATACCCTTCTTCCAGTTGTTGCGACCGTACTTGGTAGCACCGTCCTCAAATCGTTTTGAAACAGCGCGAAGAGCTGCAATAGGTATTAGACTAGGTGTACCCTTGCCTTGCATTGCGTCTCGCACAGCACCAGTGCTAAACTCACTGCGCTCTCCGCTGTCTGGTAGTGTCGGTTGTTCGGTTATCATAAAGCAGGTTCCCATTTAATATCATCAAACGACCGTAAGATACGAGCAAGCTTAGCGTTAGTTCGGAACTCATCGTTACTTTGACCAGCTTTCTGAAAAGCACGATAGACAGAGTCCCAGCTATCACCCCACTTATTCAACCACTTCTCGGCTGTCTTCTCTCCAAAGCCTTTGGCTCCTTTGTAGTTATCGACAGTGTCTCCGATCATTGTCTGGAGTCTAAGGTAGCGGTCAGCATCGGATTCGGTGATGCGATGTAGGCGGTCATTGCGATAAAGAAAACAAGGAACTGTAAAGAAATCTTTATCGGCAGCCCAGATGATTTTGTCGTGCTGTTTACAAGCCCAGATACCTAACAGATCATCAGCCTCAAACCCATCGTGGATCTCAGCACCGTGTTCTTCTTTAAGATACTGGTGGCAGAACTTAAGACCAAGAGGCTTTCGGCTGGTTCGGTTGGCTTTATAATCTGGATATAAATCCTTACGGAAAAGCTTAGGACTAGACAGTGCCAGCCTATACTCAGAAGCACCTGTGTCTGCCTTTGCTTTTTCTATGAGGTGGTTGAGCGTAGACCTAAGATCTGTCTCAGAAGAAGTAAGCGACCAAGTGTCTTCATCCCACTTAATCTCTTTCTCACACGAAAAAGCGGCAGTGTATGAAATCTGGTCTCCATCAATTAGGACTGTTTTTTTAATATCAGACATGGTAGTTCTTTAAGGATTGTTTTCATAGGTATTAAGCTGCACTGATCTTTCTTACCTTTACGTTGGTATCGATTTAAATGTGCTTCTTCAGGAGAGTCAACAATAGTATCCTCTACCAAGTATTCGCACAGATCTGCTAAATCTTTTCGAGGTACTACAACAAAGTCTCGTTCTCTCTCAAAAGCTAAGTGAGTACAAGATCCGTAGAGCCAACCATCCTTACCAGTATTACCTACGAATTCAATCCAGACGTACTCGTCCTGAGTGCCTCCACTTCGGTTGATTCGTTTACGAGCCTTAACATCAACAGCTCCTTTAAAGGAAACAAAGTAATCGATGTGTCTTATTTGATCTTGGAACCCAGTAGGTCGATTAGCTATACCAAACTTCTTTAAAGCTGTAGAGAACATCGACTCAGCGGAAGTTCCCATAACACTACAGCTTCCATCCTTGTCGTGTTTATGTCTATACATCTTAGTGAGTCTCCGCCCAGTTTTTACCTACACTGTATTCCCCAGCGAGTGGGCAACGAAAGCGTAATACTTTACCAGCCTGCTCAATGCTGTCACAGAATGCCTGACCTAATTCATCTGCGTGTTCCTTGTCGCAGCTGAACTGAACTTCATCGTGAATGTTGCCGTGGAGTTCATAAGGTTTCTTAGCTCTCTTACTGAATTCAATAAGAGACTGCTTCATAATGACAGCACCAGCAGACTGAAGAAGTAGATTCAATGCACTGTGGCTTGATCGACAAGGAAGGATACGTCCGTCCAATCCCTTTAAATGCTTCGTTATCTCAACGTTCCGTTGCACAGCCATAACAAGTTTCTTAACAGCTGGGATCTTCTGAAAGAACGAAGACTTTAGACGTTTACCATCCGCACTGTTACCACCAACGATCGCTCCAATCTTAGCGTCACCTGCTCCGTACAGGAAGGCATAGATAAAGGTCTTGGCTTGGTCTCTTGTCTCAAGACCAGCAGCTTTTTGGTTAGCAGTATGGATGTCTCCGTTCAGGATCTCCTGACAGTACTGCCCTTTGTCCCACGAGTGAAGGTAATGACCTAAGCAGCGAAGTTCTAAGCCAGAGGCGTCAGCACCTACAAGTACCTTTCCCTTCGGTGCAGTAAACAACTCTCGACACTCTTTCCCATAAGGCGCGCGGCTTGCAGGAACTTGCGCAACATTCGGATTGTTGTGTGTACAGCGACCAGACACAGCGCCGTTGGTATTTACACGACCGTGGAGTCGCCCATTCTTAACCAACTTGAGCCAAGCTTGTTGACCCTCGCTAATCTGACCAAGCCTCTTAGAAACTAGCAGGTAATCACACAGCTTTAGTGCGGTAGGAGTACCAATGGTTTTAAGAACTGCTTCGTTAATCGCTGGTCGTTTACCCTCATAAGCATCAGGCTTCCAACCATCAGCGAGAAGACGTTCAGCAATCTGATCTCTGCTGTTAGGGTTAAACGGAATCTCTTTGGTCTTCTTATCTCCCTTACTTAAGTCAGCAGCTTTGACTCCTACTTCAAGAGCTGCCTTCTTAGTTGGATACTTGTTGCCTGCCTTGTCCACAAACCAATGTGACTTCAGCTCAACCTTGCTAGGACCAAACATTTCCTGCAACTCAGTCTTTAACTTAACACGCTCCGATGTAAGAACAGAGCAGAGCTTCTCAGCTTTATCCTCATCAAAAGGAAAACCATTAGCTTCCTGCTGACGCATCAGCTTAGCAAAGGAATGCTCAAGGTTTACCATTTGTTCGGATGGTTTGTTGCGAAGCAGATGATTGTACAGAGCCTTGGTAACATTAACATCCTGCTCACAGTATCTAATCATCTCAGGAGTTAACTCAGTCCAAGTCTCAGTCTCTCCGTGAGAATCTTTAAGGATACCAAGACGATAGCCCCAAGCCTTCAAGCTGTGCCTACCGATAAGATCCTTCGGAAAGCCCTGTTCCTTGAAGTCGCTCTCCCTTATGTCTGGATATATACAGCGTGAGAGAACAACTGTGTCCAACACGTTGGGATGAGTGAAGCCGTAAAGCTTTTTGAGTGCTGGTAAATCAAAACCAATGATATTGTGACCAACAATAAGATCACACTTCGACATATAATCCAACAGCTTCTTAATCCGTTCTGGCTCAGAGCAACTGACCATACGATTATGATCAGTATCAAAAGCTGATATAACAAACAGCTTGTTTAGGTCGGTGAGGTTATTCCAGTCCTCGATGCCGTTGGTTTCTATGTCAAAAAATAGCATACTACTCCTTTGGATCTTCGTTAATTATAACTCGCTCCTGTAGGCGAGCTATCTTTTTCTTCAGCCCTTCGATGTCTTGGTTAAGAGAATCGTTTTGTTTGGTCAAGGCATCACAAGCCTTGGTCATTGAGTTCAATCCTCTTACAAGGACGCTCTCTGTATCTGGTTTGAATAATGGTCGGTTGGTCATAAATCAATAGGTTGTACTTCGGTTAGTCTGCCAGTATTTAAGTTAAACTCTAAATGGCAAGCCAGTCCTGTCTCACCACTGAATCGATTCTTTAGGATACGAACGGTGCTTTGGTTCTTAAGATCCTCATCTTGTTGGTTACGTTCAATACCAATAACCATATCACTAAGCTGACCCAGACCTGCTGACCCACGGAGATGTCCAAGAGAAATCTCTCTACCTTCTTCAAAACCTCTGCCCTCTGGACGTTTAAGGTGAGAGACCAGCAACATACCTACCTGAGTCTCCTCAACCAGACTCCGTAGCTTTGTCATAAGGATGTCGATCATCTTACGTTCGTCTCCATCCTGTCCAGATACTACGATGGATACGTGATCAAGGAACACCCACTTACAGCCAAGTGCCTTGTTCATATATCGTATACGATTGATCAGATTGTCGGATTCAATAGAACCCCAATGGTCATACGTAACATAGTTACCAGACCCAACAGTAGCCTCATAAGCTTCCTTCAATTCTTCTTCAGGAGGAAGTTCATCCAACAAGTGAAGAGGCTTATTAGCGTGTATTCCCATCAGCCCCAGAGCTGTTCTCTTGATGCTTTCCTCTAGAGCGATATATCCTACCTTGTCTCCCTGCTTCAAGAGGCTATAGGCAATCTCTCGACACACACTGGACTTACCTACACCAGAACCAGCACAGAAGGTAACGATCTCACCAACACGAAGACCTCTTGTTATTCTGTTTAATCCTTCATAGGGGTAGTCAGCCGACTCAACCTTATCAACAACGCT